GACCCCACCATCAGGTAATGGCTGAAGCATTTGAGAAAGTTGCCCGTGGTGAACTAAAAAGATTAATAATCAATATGCCACCCCGTCATACCAAGTCAGAGTTTGCATCATTTCTATTCCCTGCATGGTTCTTGGGGCAGTACCCAGACAAGAAGGTGATCCAAACAGCCCACACCGCAGAGTTGGCAGTTGGCTTTGGTAGAAAGGTGCGTAACCTCATACAGTCAAAAGACTTCCAGAATGTGTTTAGTGGCATTGAACTGTCAACAGACAGTAAAGCCGCAGGAAGATGGAACACAAACAAGCGTGGTGACTACTTTGCGATAGGTGTTGGTGGTGCTGTAACAGGTAAAGGTGCTGATATTCTCATAATTGATGACCCCCACTCGGAGCAGGAGGCACAATTAGGACAGTACAACCCTGATGTTTACGATAAAGTCTACGAATGGTACACATCAGGACCTCGTCAGCGTTTACAACCAGGAGGTGCCATCATACTTGTGATGACCAGATGGTCAAAAAGAGACCTAACAGGTCAAATTATCAAGAGTATGTCCGAAAGAGAGGGTGCAGATGAGTGGGAAGTCATAGAATTACCTGCAATTATGCCTTCTGGTAAGGCATTATGGGGTGAATTTTGGAGTTTAGAGGAGTTAGAGAGCCTAAAAGCTGAATTACCTGTTGCAAAATGGAACGCACAGTACCAACAAGACCCCACATCGGAAGAGGGAGCGTTAATTAAGCGTGAATGGTGGCAGGAATGGGAAGAAAACGACCTACCACCCTGTGAATGCATCATTCAGTCATGGGATACAGCGTTTTTAAAGACAGAAAGAAGCGATTATAGTGCCTGTACCACATGGGGGGTGTTCTATCACTATAAAGATGTCGATCAGAGCCGACCCCACCTCATCCTACTGGACGCATTTAAGGAAAAGCTAGAATTTCCAGAGCTAAAACGAGCCGCATACGATAAATATTGGGAATGGGAGCCTGATCAGATGATCGTAGAGGCAAAAGCTTCTGGTGCGCCGCTTGTATTCGAACTTAGACAGATGGGAATACCTGTAACAGACTTCACCCCCACTAGGGGTAACGATAAAATTGCTAGAGTTAATGCAGTTACGGACTTGTTTTCTAGTGGCAGTGTGTGGTATTATTCAACAAGATGGGCTGATGAGGTTATAGAAGAATGTGCATCTTTTCCGTCTGGTGAGCATGATGATTTAGTTGACAGCACTACACAGGCACTGTTAAGATTTCGTCAAGGTGGATGGGTTCGAGCCGAAAGAGACGATTGGGATGACGAGCCAAAATATAGAAGACCAGTGGAGTATTACTAATGGCTAAATATAGAAAAAAAGACGGAACAATAGTATCGTTTACAAACCCTGTTCCTAAAATAACACAAAAAATGCTAGGATTGAGACCTGCTAGAAAAACAATAACAGTAAAAGATATTGAAGATGCAGGAAAAAGAGGTAAGAAAGCAGGTGGTGTCACTAAAATGCGTGGTGGTGGTTTAGCAAAAGGTGGGTCAGCTAGTTTAACAGGATACAAGGTGAGATAAGGAGCAGTTATGGCAGAAGAAAAGAAAAAGAAAGACGGTGTGACCTTTAAAGAAAGAGTTGAAAGGTCTATGGGTACAGATTTTGGTAAAAAGAAAGCCAAAAAAATTCTTGAAAAAGATAAAGCAAAAGGAAATGACCCTAATAGAATAGTTGCTTTTCCACCAAAGAGAGGACCTGGCTTACCGAAGCAAGGAGTGTCCACTGCTCCACCAAAACCAAAAAAACCTAAACAGCCAAACTTAGCTAAACCTGCAAAGATTGTTAGGAAAGGACCTGCTTTAGGAGATACTCCGAAGAAAAGTTCAGAAAAAGGTCAAGCATCAAAAGGAGCCAGTCCTCTAGCTAATAAGCCAAGAAGCATAGCTGAAGCTAAAAAGAGAGGCGAGGTTTACTTTTTTGATAGTAAAGGCGTAAAGAAGATAGCCGCAACTGCAGCAGACTTAAAAAGAACAGGTCTTAGCTTGAATGAGTATGCTAATAAGTTTGCACCGAAGAAACAAACTAAGAAACACGCTGAAGCACTAAAGGGTTTTGCCGCAAAGAAAAAACGTGGTGGTGGTGTAATGAAGAAGAAAAGCTACGCAGGTGGTGGTGCCATGAAGAAGAAAGGTATGGCGGCAGGTGGTAGGAATACCATGAAAAAGCAAATGATGCGTGGTGGCGGTATGGGTATGATGAAGAAGAAGATGATGGCTGGCGGTGGAGCAATGAAGAAAAAAGGTTACGCTAAAGGTGGTAAGGTTATGAAGATGAGAGGTGGAGGACTAGCCACTAGAGGCACCAACTTCAAAATTAGATAATGGCTGTAGATAAAAACCTTGAACCCTTTGAGGTTGATGTCGAGGATAACCCATCCGAATCAGAATTAAAGGTAGAAGTAGTAAATCCAGATGCTGTCTCAATAGAGACAGAGGACGGTGGTGTTGTTGTAGATTTTGAAGGTAGTGCTACAGAAGAACTTACGGGTGCAGACCACAACTCCAATCTAGCAGAATATATCGAAGATCAAGACTTAGAAGAAATGGCATCCGATTTAGTCAGTGATTTCGAATCAGACAGAACATCTAGAAAAGAATGGTCGAGGTCTTATGTTAAAGGTCTTGATCTCCTTGGAATGAAGATAGAAGAACGAACCCAACCTTGGGAGGGTGCTTCAGGTGTTTTCCATCCTTTACTGTCAGAAGCTATTGTAAGATTTCAAGCGCAAGCAATGGGAGAGATATTTCCTGCGTCAGGACCCGTCCGAACAAAGATTGTAGGAAAGCAAACAAAAGAAAAGAACGAACAGTCAAAACGTGTAGAGCATGAGATGAACTATATGCTCACAGAAGAAATGACAGAGTATCGTGATGAAACAGAGCAGATGCTTTTTCGTTTACCTCTTGCAGGATCAGCATTCAAAAAAGTCTATTACGATCCAATAATGGAAAGACCATGTTCTATGTTTGTTCCTGCTGAAGACTTTGTTGTTTCCTATGGTGCTTCTGATCTTATGTCGTGTTCACGATATACTCACGTTATGAAGAAAACAGAAAATCAAGTGAGAGAGTTACAGGTAAATGGATTCTACAAAGATATAGAGCTACCAGAACCATCTGCCGATGAAACAGATATACAGGAAAAGTATGATGAGATGGATGGCAGTGAGGCTGTCTATGATGATGACGATAGATATACTATACTAGAGATGCACGTTGACCTCGATATGCCAGAGCCTTTTGAAGATAAAGATGGACTGGCACGACCCTATATAGTGACCATAGATAAGTCATCTAGAACAATATTATCGATCAGAAAGAACTGGTATGAAAGTGATGAAAAGAAAACTAAGCGACAGCATTTTATTCATTATAGATATCTTCCTAGCCTTGGCTTTTATGGTACAGGACTTATTCATCTCATCGGTGGGTTGGCTAAATCGGCAACGTCCATACTGCGTCAGCTTATTGATGCAGGTACGTTATCGAATCTACCTGCTGGTCTTAAAGCTCGTGGTCTTAGGATTAAAGGGGATGATTCGCCTCTCATGCCTGGTGAGTTCAGGGATGTCGATGTGCCTGGTGGTGCGATACGAGATTCCATTACGTTTATACCTTATAAAGAACCATCCTCAGTATTATACCAGTTGTTGGGAAATATTGTCGAAGAGGGAAGAAGAATTGGGTCGATAGCAGATGTTCAGGTAGGAAACATGAACCCTAACGCTCCAGTGGGTACAACACTAGCGTTGTTAGAGCGATCTATGAAAGTAATGTCTGGTGTGCAGTCTAGACTTCATGCATCTCTAAAAAAAGAACTTAGAATATTAGCAAAGTGCATACACGACTTTATGCCATCTGATTATTCTTATGAGACAGAAGGTGATTTTTCTAGGACAAAAGATTTTGATGGCAGGATAGATGTTATACCTGTATCCGATCCTAACGCCTCTACGATGGCACAGAGAGTAACGCAGTATCAATCAGCCCTACAGTTAGCTCAACAAGCTCCACAGTTATACGACATGGGTAAGCTACATAGGCAGATGTTAGAGGTATTAGGCATACAAGATGCTGATGATATTATAAAACTACCAGAGGATATAAAACCAAAAGACCCTGTGGCTGAAAACATGGCGATAATGAAGCAAGAGCCAGTAAAGGCGTTCAAGTATCAGGATCACGAGGCACACATAGCAGTACATAAAGCCGCAGCTGAAGACCCAAAGATAACGCAAATCATAGGTCAGTCACCCTTTGCCGCAGCTATACAGAACTCTATGGCGGCTCACATAACAGAACACGTTGCATTCCAGTATAGAAAAGAAATGGAGTTGCAGTTAGGAACATCCCTACCAGATGAAGACAAGCCAATACCAGACAACGTAGAAGAACAGTTGTCTAAGTTAGTTGCTAAAGCGTCAGAGAAAGTTCTTAACAAAAGCAAAGCAGAAGTTGCTGATCAGCAAGCAAAACAAGAACAGCAAAATCCACTTACAGTATTACAGCAAAAAGAAATGGCTCTTAAAGAAGCTGAGTTTGCTCATAAGAAAGAAATGGATATGGTAAAACTAAAAGTAGATGTCGAGCAAAAAGAAAAAGATCAAAAGATAGAAGTCGCAAAAGTGGCTACCAAAGCTATATCAGACGAGCAAAAGAATAAAAGAGATCAAATAAAACAAGGAATACAAGAGGGTATAGACCTTGCTAGAGAGTTTGTAGATGAGTAGCGAAAGCATCTACGCACCTCTTTTAACAAAAGTTTTAGAGTATAAAGAAGACATTAAAATTCATTTAACATCAGGTGGTGCTAAGTCTATGGAAGAGTATGCATCTATGGTTGGTGAGTATAGATGTCTTAATAAAATACATGAAGATATACTTGACATCGAAAAGAGATACATTAATGATTAAAAAAAGTTATATGTAACTTTTCGTTTTCAACGCAAGGAACTGTGATCCTTAATCACTGCATGAGGTAAAAATGTATCAAGCTGTAAAAAAAGAAGAAGACCCAAAGGTCGCTTCTAAAATGCCCGAACCAAAGGGCTACAAACTTTTAATATCCCCAGTTCAAGTAGATGAAAAAACAGAAGGTGGTCTATATATGCCTGATCAAATAAGAGATGCAGAAGGTGTCGCATCTATTATAGGTTTTGTGGTTAGCATGGGTTCTGACGCTTACAAGGACAAAAGTAAATTTCCAAACGGTGCTTACTGTAAAGAAGGTGACTTTGTAATATTTAGATCATATTCAGGAACAAGATTTAAAATTCATCAACAAGAGTTTAGATTAATTAACGATGACACGGTTGAAGCCGTTGTCGATGACCCAAGAGGATATAAGAGAGTATGAACGATACAGCAGAAAAATTAGAAGATAACATTCAAGACAGCGCAGAGGTCGTTGAAAAGGATGAAAACTTTGACATAGAAATTGTCGATGACACACCAGAAGAAGATAGGGTTCCTAAGAGAAAAGAAACAACAGATTCTGATGATGATGCTGACAATGAGGATGAAGTAAAAAATTATAGTGATGGTGTTCAGAAAAGAATATCTAAACTGAAGTATGAGTTTCACGAAGAAAGAAGAGCTAAAGAAGAAGCTAAAAGACTTCAAGACGAAGCTATAAGTTATGCAGAAAAGTTAAAAAAAGATAATGAAAGCCTTAGAAAGACCTTAGCTGATGGCGAGAGTATGCTCATCGATCAAGCTAAAGGTAGAGTTGGGGCAGAGCTTGATAAAGCAAAGGCAGATTACAAAGAAGCGTATGAGTCTGGTGACCCAGATAAGCTAATAGAGGCTCAAGAAAAGTTATCAAAACTTCATAATGAAAAGTTTAGAGTTGATGAGTACAAGCCTCAGCCTCAACAAGCTCAAGAAGAAACACCTAAACCGAAAGCTCCTCAGCTTTCACAAAGAGATTTAGAGTGGCAAAAAAACAACGAATGGTTTGAAAAAGACTCTGTAATGAGAGGAACGGCTATGGGATTACATAGTCAGCTACAACAAAAAGGTGTTGTGCCAGGCTCAGAAGAGTATTATAAAGGAATAGATGAGGGAATGAGAAATATATTCCCTGAAAAGTTTGAGGTTCAGCAAGAAGCACCTGAACTACAAAATGGAAACGTGGTAGCCCCCGTTGAAAGAAGCGGAAAAAAATCACGCACAGTGCGTCTAACAAGAACCCAAGTAGCCCTCGCAAAGCGACTTGGTCTCAGCAATGAGCAGTATGCAGCGCAGTTAATGAAGGAACAATCAAATGGCTGATAGAGAACCAAGAGACACGCAAACCCGTGAAACACAAATGAAGAAGAAAACGTGGGAAAGACCTACGCTTCTTCCTACACCGACTCCAAGAGAAGGTGTTAAGTTTCGTTGGATAGCAACAGCAGTTATGGGGCAACCTATGACTCCTAATGTATCCTCAAAATTCCGTGAGGGTTGGACTCCAGTATTAGCTAAAGATCACCCAGAGTTGCACGTTATGCCCGATATCGATTCAAAGTGGTCTGAAAATATAGAGGTTGGTGGGTTACTTTTATGTAGCAACGCAACCGAAACTGTAGAAGCCCGTAAGGAATATCACAGAGAGCAGTCACAACGACAAATTGAGAGTGTTGATAATTCTTACTTAAGAACCAATGATCCACGGATGCCAGTTCTGAAACCAGAGCGAAGCACCCGTACAACTTAATGGAGGTAGACATATGTCTAGCGCATCTGCTCCTTTTGGATTACGACCTGTAGGTACTTTGGGTGGCGAATACACTGGTGGTTTTCGTCAATATCCAATCCTATCCTCGTATTCTACAAGGATTTGTATGGGAGATGTCGTCAAGTTAAATGACGATGGCTCCACAGTCACCGTCCAGAAAGATACAGGCACAAGTGCGTGTACACCTATAGGTATTTTTCTAGGATGTCGTTTTATCGATGTAAGCACCAGTCAGCTTACATTTTCACAACAATGGTCAGGCGCAGCCCACACAAGTGGGATGGCTTATGTAGCTGATGATCCAAACATTCTTTTTGCTATACAAGCAGACGGAACAGTAAATGATGATGATTTAGGTGCTAACGTAGAGTTAGAACAAACAGCATCAAGTTCTACGTTTGGTATCTCTCGTGTTAGTCTTGATATTAGCACGACAGCAGTTACAGCAGCCCTACCAGTTAGGATTGTAGATTTTCTTGGAGGTCACGATGGTGACGAAAGAGGGTCAAACTTTCCAATAATGGTCTGTAAATTTAACACAGGTCACCAATTAGGTGTCGGTGTTGTATCTGGCAATGCGCCAGGAGGTGGTTAATCATGGCAGTTATGAGTAGAGCAAATCTCTTAAAAGAGTTACTCCCAGGCTTAAACGCATTGTTTGGGCTAGAGTATGACGGCTATGAGAATGAACACGCTGAAGTTTACGAAACCGAAAACTCCGATAGAAGTTTTGAGGAGGAAGTAAAGCTAAGTGGGTTCGGTGCAGCCCCTGTTAAGCAGGAAGGTGCATCCATCTCTTACGACTCAGCACAAGAGTCATTCACTGCTCGTTTTAACCACGAGACAGTGGCTATGGGTTTCTCTATCACAGAGGAAGCTATGGAAGACAATTTGTATGACAGCTTATCTGCACGTTATACAAAGGCTCTTGCTAGAGCGATGGCTTACACAAAGCAAACAAAGGCAGCGTCACTTCTGAACACTGGTTTTGATACATTCACCTCTGGTGATGGAGCTTTCTTATTTAGTGCTTCCCACGGTACAGTGGCAGGCGGTAACAATAGGAACCAACCATCAGTAGCGGCTGACCTCAACGAAACATCTTTGGAGCAAGCAGTGATCGACATTGCGGCTTTCGTAGATGAAAGAGGTCTATTGATTGCAGCGAAGCCAAGGAAGTTGATTGTTCCACCTGCATTGATGTTTACAGCAACTAGATTGCTACAAACAGATTTGAGAGTGGGAACTTCTGACAATGATCTAAACGCTATTAAAACCAATGGGTCTATCCCAGAGGGATATAGAGTTAATCATTACCTAACAGATAGTGATGCTTTCTTTATAATCACAGATGTTCCAAACGGAATGAAGCATTTCGTTAGAACTCCTATGGCTACTGGCATGGACGGTGATTTCAATACTGGAAACGTAAGATACAAAGCGAGAGAGAGATACTCTTTCGGTGTATCCGATCCACTTGGAATCTATGGTTCAACAGGAGCCGCTTAACTAGCTAATATGGGGGGCAGTAGTTCATGGCTGCCCCTCATTCACCTTGACAGCGTAAGCTGACATTTGCCAAGACAAGGAGATTAATATGGGCAATTCAACATTCGCAGGACCTATTCGTTCAAAGAATGGTCTTAAAACAGTATCTGAAAATGCAACAACAGGAGTTATTACTGAACAAATAGTAGCTTCTAGTGGTGGTGTTTTAGAGGTACAAAAAGTAGCGACATCAGGAAGAGACAATATCGTAGCAGCAGGTACAACAACTGGTGCAAACAATGCAAGTCTTGGAACGGCAGCTACAATATTCAACGTAACTCCAAATGCACACGGTTCTGGTATCGCAGATGCCGCTATTAACACATTCATAAATAAAATTGGTGGTGATATTATAACCACAATATTGATTGATTTACATGGTGGTCTAGCATCAGGTGGTACAGCCGATGATGTTATCGGTACAGATGGTGGGGCAGCAAATGCCTATATCGCTGAACTTACAAGTGCTGTAAACGGCATACCCTATTTAGTAGAGTTTATGTGCCTAGAAGTTCCAACAGGTGGTGATCCAGATATTAATTTAGTTTGTTCCGCAACTGGAACTAGCGCTGAAAACGCTGCTGTAACAAGTGGTACAGTTTTGTTTAACAATGGAGATTTAACATTAGGTCTTCATAACGAAGCAGATGCAGGTTCTACTTTAGCAGCTTTAAGTAAAAAGT